CACGCTTAATATAGTTCTCACGGGTCATGTTTAGCAAGATGTTGAGTCGTTTTAGCTCACTATTCATCTGGCTAATCCACCATGCCATAGGTGCTACGATTAACGTAACAACAATATTCCATATCATGGGTATTGAGACTTCCATTATGGTGCTTTTCCACCTTCCCACGCTTCGTTTATATCGGGCGTGTCAGGATTATCTCCAACAAGTTGGCCTTTAGAGTTTCTCGCACGTTTAGGTTTACCTTTAGATTTAGGTTCTGTAGGCCAGTCAGCAGCTTTTAGATTAGGCCAATTTTCATGTACCATGAGATTACGCAAAGCGTCACTGTACATAGACCACTCATTTCTTTCATCATCTGTTAATGAACTATCGTTTTCTTGCTTTGAATCGGATTCTGCAAGTAAAACGTTCCGTTTTAGCTTAACAGCTTTTTCTTCACTAGATTCTGTCATCGTATTTCCTTTTTGTTTACAGATTACACATCTTTATGCTACGCTGCAAATATAAAGATGGTTTTTTCATTTTTTGCTCCTCCCAACTAAGGGGTCTTTGCGGCCCCTTTTTCTTGTTATAGTATGAGTTGAGGCGTATTCTCCCTTTTTACGCTTCGAGGCGAAGCAGATACCCCCACCCAGAGATCTGCTTCGCCACTAGACGTATGGTAGTAATATCTGCTACAATCAAATTGTGTACACATTTAGGAGACCATAATGGCTATCGAAAAACAGATGGAGCCATCAGATTTAGACATCGAAGGCACAGATGCAGCCGATGTTGAAGTAGAGATAGTAAACCCAGATGCGGTAGCTATCAACACTGATGATGGGGGAGTAATCATAGATTTTGAAGGAGACCTGACCGAAAGTATTGCAGGTCCAGATCATGATGCAAACCTAGCAGAGTTTATCGATGAAGCTGTATTACAATCAATGGCATCTGAACTTGTAGGAGAATTTAGTTCTGACCGTGAGTCTAGAAAAGACTGGGCAAGAGCCTACGTTAAAGGATTAGATCTTCTTGGGATGAAGATAGAAGAACGTAGCCAACCGTGGCAAGGGGCATCTGGAGTGTTCCATCCAGTTCTTACAGAGGCCGTTGTTAGGTTTCAGGCACAGGCAATGGGTGAGTTATTCCCTGCGTCTGGGCCAGTAAGAACCAAGATTATGGGTAAATTAACCCCAGAAAAGACAGATCAAGCTGACAGAATCCAGACAGAGATGAACTATCTCCTGACTGAAGAGATGACGGAATACCGTGATGAGACAGAACAAATGCTTTTCAAGCTACCGCTTGCAGGTTCTGCTTTCAAAAAAGTTTACTATGATCCGTTAGAGGATAGACCTGTAGCTATGTTTGTCCCCGCAGAAGACTTCGTTGCTTCATACGGTGCATCAGATTTAGCTTCTTGTCCTAGATACACACACATCATGAAGAAGACCTCTAACGAGATATTAGAGTTACAAGTTGCAGGATTCTACAGAGAAGTAGAATTACCAGACCCTGAACCAGACTTCTCAGACATTCAGGAAAAATATGATGAGCTTGATGGTGAGAGCGCAGTCATAGAGGATGATGATCGTCATACGATTCTTGAGATGCACGTTACCATGAACATGCCAGAGGAGTTTGATGATCCAGATGGCATAGCACGACCTTATGTTATTACTATAGATAAAACCTCTCGTGAGATATTAGCCATTAGAAGAAATTGGTATGAGAATGATAAAAAGAAAAAGAAACGATTACACTTCGTACATTACAAATACCTTCCTGGATTGGGTTTCTATGGCACAGGTCTCATACATCTCATTGGTGGGTTGGCTAAATCGGCAACTTCAATTCTTCGTCAACTTATTGATGCGGGTACATTATCTAATTTGCCTGCGGGTCTTAAAGCTCGTGGTCTCCGCATTAAAGGTGACGACACCCCTCTTATGCCAGGTGAGTTCAGGGACGTTGATGTTCCAGGCGGTGCGATACGGGATTCAATTACGTTCATCCCTTACAAAGAGCCATCAGGAGTTCTCTACTCGTTACTTGGCAACATTGTCGAAGAAGGACGCAGAATAGGTTCCGTTGCAGATATACAGGTCGGAGACATGAATGCTCAAGCACCTGTTGGCACAACGCTTGCTCTTATGGAACGCAGCATGAAGGTTATGTCTGGTGTGCAGGCTCGCATGCATGCAGCTATGAAAAACGAGTTGCGTTTATTAGCCCGCATTATACGCGATTACATGCCCGCAGAGTACGCTTATGAGATGGATGGTGACTTTGATAGGCAAAAAGACTTTGACGCACGAGTGGACGTTATACCCGTCTCAGATCCTAATGCTGCAACAATGTCACAAAGGATTATGCAGTATCAGGCGGCGTTGCAGCTTTCTCAACAGGCCCCCCAACTATACGACATGGGAAAGCTGCATCGTCAGATGTTAGAGGTGTTGGGAATACAGGATGCAAGTGATATTATAAAACTACCTGACGATATTAAGCCTGCTGACCCTGTTACAGAAAACATGATGATGCTTAAACAAGAACCTACTAAAGCCTTCAAATATCAAGATCATGAAGCACATATTGCTGTGCACATGTCTGCTATACAAGATCCTAAATTACGAGAGATGGTGGGGCAATCTCCGTTTGCACAGGCTATAGGCAATGCTATGGCAGCGCACGTTACAGAGCATGTTGCGTTTCAATATAGACGAGAGGTTGAAAAAATGCTTGGTGTTGAAATGCCAAACGAAGATCAACCACTACCAGAAGATGTAGAGGTAGAGATTTCAAGACTTGCGAAAGAAGCAGCAGAAAAGCTGTTACAGAAAGATCAGGCAGAGATGCAGCAGAAGCAAGTACAGCAACAACAACAAGATCCTGTTGTACAAATGCAACAAGTCGAACTTCAAATGAAGCAACAAGAGTTGCAACACAAAATGCAGATGGACGCAGCCAAATTAAAGTTAGATGCTGAACGTATTGCTGCCGAGAACCAACGTGAGGGTGCACGTCTCGGTGTCAGGCTCGCTACTGATCTAGATAAGTCACAACGTGAGGATCAGAAAGAGGGCGCAAAACTGGGGATTGAAATAGCGAAGGAGCTTACAAAAGGGGATGGCTGACACTTACTTCACGCTAATACAGCGTAAGATTGATGAGTACGAAGAAGATATAAAGACATATCTAGCGTCTGGTCAAGCTGAAGACATGGAGAAGTATAATCGTATCGTAGGACGGTACGAGGCGCTTCAGTATGTCAAACAAGATATTAACGATATTGAAAAGAGATATATTGAAGAATAATATTTTTTAATGTAACGTAACACACATAGAGACTTCGTGGGGTGTCCACGCAAGGTGACTGTGAACCTTTAAATCACTGCAAGGTATTGGAATGTATACAGGAAATAAAGAAACAGAAGAGAAGGTAGCCTCTAAATTACCAGAACCACAAGGATATAAGATTCTTATTGGTGTACCAGAAGTCAGCGACAAAACCGAAGGTGGCGTATTTATGCCAGATGGCCTCAAGGCCGCAGAAGAAACAGCTTCAATTATCGGTTTTGCTATGAAACTAGGCCCAGATGCCTACGCAGACAAAGATAAATTCCCACATGGACCATATTGCAAAGAAGGAGACTTTGTTATTTTTCGATCTTATTCGGGCACTAGATTCAAAATTCATGGGAAGGAGTTTAGACTTATTAACGACGATACTGTGGAAGCAGTAGTTGATGATCCAAGGGGGTACACAAGAATATGAATCAAGTAGCTGAACAACAAACAGAGTTTGAAGAAGAAACAGTAGCAGAAGCTATTGAGTCTGCAAAACCTGAAACGGAACAAGAAGACGACAGTTTCGAAATAGAAGTCGTTGATGACACTCCAGAACAGGATAAAGGTAAACCTCGTCGCGCTGAAAACGCTGAACCACAGGTTCCAAGTGATGACGAAGTGGAAAAGTACAGTGAGGGTGTTCAAAAACGAATTAAGCAGCTAAAGTTTGAGTTTCATGAAGAACGTCGCCTTAAAGAAGAAGCAGCAAGACTTCAAGATGAAGCACTTAAATACGCAGAACACATAAAACAAGAAAACGATAACTTACGCAAAACATTAGCAGAAGGCGAAGGAGTTCTTGTTAATCAGGCAAAAGGACGTGTTTCTGCTGAAATTGACAAAGCTAAAATTGCCTACAAGACGGCGTATGAAGCAGGCGATTCTGATGCTCTTATAGAAGCACAAGAAAAACTATCTGCGTTACAAGTGGAAAAATCTAAATATGATGGGTATAGGCCAAAACCTGCACCTAAACCACAAGAACAAGCCCCCGAACCTCTGTATGAGCAAGAAAATATAGAACCTCCGAAGCCCAGTGAGATGGGTATGAAGTGGGCAGAAAAGAATACTTGGTTTCAAAATGACCCCGAAATGACAGGGTACGCATTTGGCGTTCACGAAAAACTTATTAAAAGTGGTGTTGCGCCAGACACAGAAGAGTACTATACTAAAATTGATGACGCGGTTCGCCGTGTCTTTCCAGATAAGTTTGATGATGGGCCTATTATTGAGGAATCCGCACCCCAACGTCAGACAGGCAACGTGGTTGCCCCTGCTGCTAGAAGTGGCAAAAAACCACGCAAAGTGCAACTGACCTCAACGCAAGTCTCTCTCGCCAAGAGGCTTGGTCTGTCAAATGAACAATATGCGGCGCAATTAATGAAGGATATGAACCAATGACGAACCGAAACTCACGCAACACACAGACTCGTGAAGAGTCTAAACGCAAGGTGTCATGGACGAGACCTTCTATGTTACCTGTCCCCGAACCCAGAGAAGGTATTGAATACCGTTGGATTCGCACATCAACACTTGGGAATAGTGACAATACGAATGTTTCTTCCAGATTTCGTGAGGGATGGACACCTGTTCGGAAAGAGGATCATCCAAACCTTCAAGTTGTGTCTGATATCGATTCTCGATTTACAGACAATATTGAGGTCGGTGGATTACTGCTATGTCAGAATGCTGCCGAAAATGTGCAGGCTAGACGTGATGCACAGCTCCAACAAGCTGAAAGCCAAATGGATGCTGTGGATAACAGCTACTTGCGTAACTCAGACCCTCGTATGCCCGTTCTGAATCCAGAGCGAAGCACACGATCTTCGTTTGGCAAGTGACTCGAAAGGGTAGCTTGTCGTAATTTTAAACTTTTAGGAGTATGAGACATGGCTACTACAGCAGCTCCCTACGGTCTACGTCCGATCAGACGATCAGACGGAATGCCGTATGCAGGTTCTACGAACCAATATCTCATCGATCCCGCAGGTGAAGGTACAAACCTATTTTATGGTCAAGCCGTCATTATTGGGGCAGATGGGTACATTGCGTTGGCTACAGGTTCAGGTGCAGACCTAACCTCCAATAGCATTTCAGGCACAACAGGCGTTGGCGCGATAGGCGTTTTCGTTGGTTGTGAATATGTAAACTCTTCAGGTCAACGTGTTCAGGCACAGTACTATCCTTCTGGTACAAACAGTAGCAGTACTGCGATTAAAGCCTATGTGATTGATGATCCAAATGTATTATTCCAAGCACAGCTTGACGGTACAGGCGCTCAAACAATCATAGGCACGAATACATTCTTTGCAGCAGCGCAGAGCACTTCAACTGGTTCTACAGTTACAGGTAACTCTACGTCAGCATTGGATGCGACTGTCAAAACGGCTGCGGCAGCTTTCCGCATCGTTTCTCATGTGTCAGATCCAGGTGATGCATTCCCAGATGTTCTTGTTAAGTTCAATCCTGGTGCTCACCAAATGACAAATAACGTTGGCTTATAAGGAGTTTAGACGATGGCTATATCACGCGCACAGCTCCTCAAAGAGCTATTACCAGGTCTTAACGCTCTGTTCGGTCTAGAGTACGAAAAGTACGAAGGCGAGCATGCAGAGATCTATGAAACCGAAAACTCAGATCGTAGTTTCGAAGAAGAAGTGAAGTTGTCAGGATTTGGCGCAGCTCCAGTTAAAGCTGAAGGCGCATCAATATCTTACGACAATGCACAAGAATCATTCACAGCTCGTTACAACCACGAAACGGTTGCAATGGGATTTTCTATCACTGAAGAAGCGATGGAAGATAACCTGTATGATTCATTATCTGCTCGTTATACAAAAGCCTTGGCTCGCGCTATGGCGTATACGAAGCAGGTTAAAGCAGCATCTTTGTTGAACACAGGTTTTGATACTTTCACTTCAGGTGACGGATCATTCTTGTTTGCAACTGACCACCCAACTGTTGAGGGTGGTACAAACGCAAACGAACCTGCGACTGCGGCTGATTTAAACGAAACATCTTTAGAGCAAGCTGTTATCGATATTGCTGCGTTCACTGACGAGCGTGGCCTATTGATTGCAGCGCGTCCTCGTAAGTTGATCGTTCCACCTGCATTGATGTTTGTTGCGACTCGCTTGTTGCAAACAGATCTTCGTGTCGGAACAGCCGATAATGATATCAACGCACTAAACACTAATGGCTCCATACCAGAAGGTTATCGCGTAAATCATTATCTAACTGATAACGATGCGTTCTTCCTAACTACAGATGTTCCAAACGGCATGAAGCACTTTGTGCGTACTGCTATGCAGACATCTATGGACGGAGACTTCGATACAGGTAACGTTCGTTACAAAGCGAGAGAGCGTTATTCTTTCGGTGTATCAGATCCATTAGGGATGTACGGATCTCCAGGTGCATAACCTGAATTAATCTTTTGAGGGGGCTGTTTAACGCAGCCCTTTCTTTTTTAAAAAAGTATGTTATTCTGTCATTATCCCTGACAGTCGCATGGGGCGACTGACTAACCCAAGACAGGAGATCGACATGGGTACAACAACTTTTTCAGGCCCGATTAAAGCGGGAACAATCAAAAACACTACTGGGACAACTCTTGGAACTAACATTGCTAATGTTGGTCAGGTGGTGATGTCTCAAACATTTGCAGCCGATTTATCTGGCGGTGCACTAGCTGCGTCTGTAACAGACGTTGTTATCCCTGCAAATTCTCAGATTATTGATTGTGTGATTGACGTTATTACAGCGTCAAGTGATGCAACTAACCTGAGTGTTGGAGATACTGTTGGTGGTGCAGCAACTATTCTTAACACATTTGCTATTGGAACAACTGCGGGTCGTAAGTATCCGACCACACAAGCAGGTGCAGCTCTAGCGTGGGAAGACACAGGAACAGCAGACATTCGTTTAACTGTAACTAACTCTGCCGCAACAACTGCGGGTGAAGTTCGAGTAACTATTCTGTACGCTCAAAACAACAACCTAGGCTAATAGGGGGCTAACATGGCGGGACAAGAGATACGGGCTTTTAACGTAGCTACTTCTGGTTTCTCAGCAGGTTTAGTCGGGCCTTCTCGTAGCAGACTGCAAGGTGTTCTAGTATACGCAACAAACACAACTGCTTTTACAATTAAGAATGGTTCTGCTTCAGGCGCTACACTTCTTGATCTTACGTTGCCTGCGGGGTGGAACGATATATTCCTTCCTAACGATGGTATACTAGCGGATGATGGTTGTTTTGTTTCTGCATTAAGTGGAACTGGATCAGTGATTACTCTTCTACTGGAGTAGTTATGGCGGAGAAAAAGAAAAAAGGCGAAATGCCTAAACGCAACAAAAAGAATTTCCGTCCCACTAAATCTGGGGCGGGAATGACTAAGGCAGGCGTTGCCGCGTATCGTCGTAAAAATCCAGGATCTAAACTACAGACTGCTGTTACTGGTAAAGTAAAAAAAGGTAGTAAAGACGCCAAGCGTCGTAAATCTTTCTGTGCTCGCTCCGCAGGGCAAATGAAGAAGTTTCCTAAAGCAGCCAAAAATCCTAACTCACGTTTAAGGCAAGCAAGGAAAAGGTGGAAGTGCTAGATGGCTATTTCCCGCGCTCAAATGCCTAGTCAATTAAGGGGTAACAGAATGGAAGAAAAAGCAGGATTTACGTCTACAGGTGATGATGCAAGAGACCTTGAGATAATTCGCATGGGTAAAGGCG